GTCTCTCCTTGAGGCATGATGTAAACACCAGGCATCTGACTAGCAGGGATCAAGTTCTTGGCATTGCTATACTCTTGCAACATGTTTCTCAGTGGTTCGTATGTCGCTCTCAGAGCACCATAATAAAACGGTGATGAGTTAAACATGAACTTGAGATGCAGTTTGCAATGGATTCGACCAAAATTCTTCACTTTGTTTGCAATTTTCGAATCAGCAAAGTACGCATACCATGGAGCGATGTCGTAAGTAGGAAACTGAGCATCAGCTGCTCCTTCTGTCCAATTCACCTCCTGAATCAAGACAGGACGGCTCAAGAACGAAGCCAAACCTGCGATGGAATCAGCATCTTCATCAAATGTACGATCTGTCAATGAACTGTAAGATGCGACTTCACCTACCTCGGCTTCCTCAAACATGACGTTCTCTTTGGTTTCCATTTGTGCAGGAACGTCTTCTGCCAATGGAGTGGATTGAAGAGCCCACAACTCTCTTTCTTCTTCTTGGTTGGTTGTTCAGTTTAGAAGCGGGCTTAGAACAATAGACCCGCAGCTCTTGCGATGTTTGTGCGCCAACCAAGCACGTACCTAAATAGGTATTTTGGGGATCGCCCAGGTAGACAAAACGCTTTCATCCACACTTGAATAAATAAGAACGCAAATACAAATAAACTCACAGTAACTACAAAAACGTGGGGAAATGTTCTTATTGCAATTAAGCAACACAGCTGATCCCCTCAGCTGTTTCGCCGTAGCATTGTTCCTTCATTTGGTCCCAAGTAGGGAACGTAGAAGGGCGAATCCACGACTCCAACTTACAAGCACGCACAATCTCTTTCAATTGCTCAGTCCAATGCAAGAAGGGTTGTTTGCCGTAGTGAAAAGTTTCACGCACGGCGCTGCCAATGACATCCACAGCATGTTCTTCATCAGCAGTAAAGTTTGACGGCAACCAAGTAGTCATCATTTTGTCCAAGCTAGTCCAGTCCAAAGGGGCACACCATTCCTGCACATCTTCATCCCAACGCCACTTGCGCTTCAGAAATGAGATCTCAGAAATATCAAGGAACGGTACAGACTCTGCTTCTTTCTCTGCCATGGTGTACACTACATCAATCGTCGCCAACCGGGCTTGGATAATGCAGTGATTGAATTTGCTACGAACTGCCTCACACACGTTCATCGCATTGTCATCACCATACGTCATCAGAGCAATGTATATCTTGAAGTCAACAAGTCGAATCTCACCATCCACCACTTCGTACTTGAACACAAATCGCATATACAAAGAATTGACCAAACAATTGATGATCACAGTGAGAGGTTGACCTGAGGGATTGGACCCCCAGAACTCTATGAGATCTCCGAAAAAGTCGGTCAAAGGATAAGCAATGTCTTCGGCAATACAGGCAATAACATCAAGAGCCCACTCAGGCCATCCAGCTGCTTTCAAGATCCTCGCGATCACAACGAAAGCAAACAGAATGAAGATTGGGTCCATGTGTTTGTCGAACTTGGAGAAATCTCCCGCAATACACGCCTTCTTTCCAAATTGCGTCAAATAGCGGTACAGAACTCCCCATTCTTTCGAAGTACAATTCATGCCTGGTGCACCTTCAAAAATGTACGAATTCTTCTGAAACAGACGAATGAACGTCAGCAGAAATTTACGCACAACAAAGCTGAATGCAGCAGAACACATAGAGAACACACGGGTTTTCTTTGCCTCAATCTTAGCAAACGTCACTGGCTCATCCTTCAACGCAGACACGAACACAGGGTGTGCTCGTTCTTTCTTGAGATATGCATGACAAATGCGATCGATTTCCGGATACACTTCAGCCTTGAAGTCCACAGCATCAGACCACTCCTCACACTCTCCAAGTGCCTCGAGATAGTACTTCTTTGAACGACGATAAGGAAAACCCATACTCGTGTTTCTCTTCATCTTGTCCAAGAACTTAATGCCAGGGAACCCATTGATAGCGGTCATATCATCAACAATGATCACCTCTTCCAAATCTTTGGGGTCAAGTTTCAAAAGGATTTCTGATGCAAATGCTTCAGCACATTCTTGCACGTCAGCATGTGAAACCTTAGAAGTCTGAGAAACGACGTCAATCATTCCTAGTCTCTTTGGTTCCCAACCGGACATACAAGGCTTTCCACAACGTTGCACAAAACCATGCTTCTCTGCTTCCTCTTTCATCAAGCTATCACAAACCTTCGATTTGCCTTCCGCAATGAAGCCTTGATGGTAGGAACCAAGCACAGTACCACGCCCTGATTCAACATAGTTGAACGGACTGCGGGGGTGCAGTTTTCCAAGACCAGTGAAAACTTCACTTTGACAGGTGCCTTGATCAACAACTGGAAGCTTGAAATGCGCAATTGCATCCTTCACGTCCTTGTACAGAATCTCAGTGCAAGCAGCTTGCATACCATTGCCAGTTTGATGCAAACCCAACAAGACGGGACCAGCGTTGGAGAAACCAATGTAAATTGAAC